GTTTTACCCTAAGTTACTAGAAATCATTGGTATTAGGATTCTTGTGTTGAGTGATATGTGTCGGTGGTTGTGCCATGGCCAAGAAGTGGAGTTGCATTCTCTTTATGCTACTACTATTTCTTTGGCGGGGCCCGATCGATGTTCAACACCTATTTTGGGCAAATGTGAGATCCATGCGGTTGATGCTAAGGAGGCTATTCTGGCTGCAATAAGCACTCGTATCCATATGGCTGACAAAATTATTGTTGTGTTTAGGACCATTGGACCTGCGTCTGACGCCGGTGCCATGCATTTGGTGCCATGGGAGAGTTTTGAGGTTTTGATGAACTTCAGAGTGACCCCGTGTGTCAACAATACCTTTATCAAAAGGAACAGGTCCACAAACACGATGCCACCACCTAAGGTGGAGCCAAAGGTCGAGGATGAGTTTGAAGACGGGGGAGCCTTCGCAAAGGTTAACCGCATTTGATCCCACACCAGGGTTGTACCCTGTGTATTAAGTGTGTCCCACTATACGGGACCGGTGGTACCGGAAAACCAGTTACCACCAACTAGAGGGTGGGGGTGATGGCCTACATCCTGAACAACTCAAGATATGGACCGTTTATTTCGATCACCACAATTCCAGCGATTACTTTATGCAATTTCCCAAGTGCCATTGAGCAATGTGGCTAATTATATTAGTCGTATGCGGTACTGGGGGATAATTTTTAGGGATATGTGGAAGAATGGTAGTATCAAATGGGTTTTACGTTTGGTAGTCCGAGTGTGGACCAATCGCGCACTCAACCGGGCAATACCGTATGTCATAACGGCTGCGCCCATTCTTATTGCTTTTAATTCCAGACGGAAGATACACCGTTGGCTGGCCACCGCAATGTCCAAGATTGAACGTAATAGCGTAGTATTATTAGAAGCGTTCGATGTGGACGATAGTTGCGATGCCAGGGAATATGTTGGGCAACAGAACGGAGGGAACGAGGCGGGTGTTGTCCGTGAAAGAACTAGGCCCAAACCTAGTCTTGCCATAGCTATGGCTTTGGCCAGGCGTGCTTATCTGCAATTTGGGCCGAGGGCAAGATCGGAGGCTAATGAGCTTATCACCCGTAAGTTCTTGCGTGATGTTGTTTTGGAGTTGAAGGACTTGAGGATTAAGGATGCGTGTGCGGTAGTTGATGTCGCCCTGTCCCTTAGTTTTCTTCCTTCCGCAGCTCGTCGGGAAATGAATCAGTATGACCGCACGTTTGCGTTCGAAGAACGCAGGTGCGAAGTTCCTGAGAGTAGTTGGGTTGATTGGCTTCTGGGGCGAGTTCGCCCCGAGGTCAGCGCCCAATAATGCGGCCCCGTCTCCGTACGCGGGGTGGCGAGCTCTTTGAGTTCAGCCCCAGACCACCCCGATTTGCGCGTACATAGGCGATGGGGAGCTACAAAACCCAGGAAGATGGTTCGTGTCAGCGGGGTTTCTCCCCCCGTTGATCTTATTGGGTTCAACAATACAATTAATACGTTGGAGAGGGCGGTTAAAGAACGCGTCTTTTATGTAAAAGATCGAAGTGGCGTGTTCGTGGAACCCCCTAGACCCGTGGGTCAGCATTTCAGCACAGTTATGTCATCTGTGTTGGGACAGCTTAGCAAGTTTTTGCCTCGGACCGCCCCGTTGAGTAGAAGGGAGTTTGTTGACTCCTTCCGGGGCCGGAAGAGGAAAATCTATGCAGCTGCTTCGGAGGATCTCTTGAGGAAGGATCTTTCCCCGAAGGATGCTGAGGTTAAGGTCTTTGTCAAATACGAGAAGACAGATAAGACTCGTAAGACAGATCCAGTTCCTAGGGTGATTAGCCCAAGATCACCCAGGTACAATGTAGAGGTAGGGCGATTTTTGCGTCCACTCGAGGAGAGGGTCTTCCGTGCTATTGGGAAGATGTTTGGGCATCCAACTGTGATTAAGGGGATGAACTCACAGAGGAGTGGGACTGTCCTTCGGGAAAAATGGGAGAAGTTTGGTAGGCCGGTTGCAATTGGTCTCGATGCTAGTCGATTCGATCAACATGTTTCTGTCGACGCTCTGTGTTTTGAGCACGATGTGTATAATCGTTGCTTTCCTCGCAGGAGGCATCGGGACCGTCTCAGTTACTTGCTGCGTATGCAACTACGCAATGTTTGCCGTGGGTACACGGCAGACGGCAAGTTGAGATACACCACAAACGGGGTTAGAATGAGTGGGGATATGAACACCAGTCTCGGGAATTGCATCCTGGTCTGCTGCATGATTCGCGCTTATGCCCTTGATCGTGGTGTTAATTTGCAGTTGGCCAATAATGGTGATGATTGTGTGGTGTTCATGGAGCAACGAGACCAAGCCAAGTTTATGGATGGGCTTGATGGCTGGTTTCTTCGAATGGGGTTTAATATGGCGGTCGAAGACCCCTGTTACCAATTTGAGGAGGTCGAGTTTTGTCAAACCCACCCTGTGTGTGTCGGGGGCAATAATTTTATTATGGTCCGTCACCCAAAATGGGCAGTTGCTAAGGACACTTGTTGTGTACACAACTACATCACACCAAAATCTTTCAAAGGATGGTTGCACGCTGTGGGTACAGGTGGCATGGCCATGACGGGGGGTATACCGGTGTTTCAGGAATTTTATTCCGCTTATTTGCGGGCCGGTGAATTCAACCCCAATATAGAGTCTGGCCTGTCATGGGGTGTTCGCACCCTTGCCAAAGACATGACCAGGGGGTATTGTGAGGTACTCCCTGAGGTACGTGCTAGTTTTTACTGGGCCTTTGGCGTTACCCCTGATGAGCAGTTGGTGATTGAGGATTTTTATAGGGGGGTGGAGATTGGTTGTCTTCCTGTTGGGCAACTCACTTACCAATCTCCGCTTCCCCTGTAGCCGGCGGGCTCTAAACGTATGGGGTGTTGCGCATTAAATGGTCCAAAACGTTCCTATCTCAGGGTAAATATTTACGTGCTAAGCAAAATGCCGAACGACTGCACGGAACCTGCCTTAGGGTTGCGCGACATGAACAGTCTCTGTTGAGGTCGGGGATCCCATATAACCTCAAATTTTCAATTGGAAGTATTATTATTAAGAAAGCAAGCAATTTTTCCAATATTTATTTATTTCTATGCCTCGTCGTGGTGCTCGCCTTGTGGTGGTTTCTAAAACCAACAAAAAGAAGCAGGGTAAGCGACTTCGTGGTAATAAACCCAAGGTTATAGGTACGGAGGTCGGGCTCTATAGGCCTCCGAGAAACGAATTGGGTTCTCTCACTAAGAGCGTGGTTAATCCGCGTATTACATCCAGGAAGCGTCGGAAGAATTATTCTGGATTGCCTCAAGTGGTGGCCGCATACATTGATCCTTTCGACGAAGCGGCCTATTCTGTGAGGTATCCTGATTCATATTTAGGTATGAGTTCTCCGTTTACTGGCAAGTTGGTGCGCACGATCAACACGTCGTTTGCAGCGGGTGGTCTTACAGATTTGAATCTGGTTAATGTGACGCCCCTGCTAGGATCTTCACTCTTTTGTGTCACACCCGACCCGGAGGTGGCTTATGTTCAGGGTATCTGTGGGGTGCAGGCGGGGGGTGCGTTCGGGACTATTCCTGGCACCTTCTTCTGGCCCAATGGCATACTTTTTACAGCCGCCGCCGGGTCGTTGAATGCATTTTCAGGATCTTCGGGTGTGATCGACACTGATTCTTCGATTGGCAATATGGTGCAATACCGGGCCCAGTTTAGTGGTGCAAGGTTGGTTGCCGGTGGTGTCAAGATTTTCTCTGTTCAGAATTTCGCGACAATCAGCGGCACCATCCATATAGCACCTATCTTCATTGGGTTGCAAAAAGATGTCAATATTGGCGGTGGGTCTTTCGGGGGGGACAATCAACCTTTGGTGGGTTCTATGGCTAATGGATGGCAGTGTCAACTGCCCGCCAATTTGGAAATAATGTCCGCCATGCCAGGTTATGTCCAGTTCCCGATGTCAGCGCTAGAGGAGGATGAAGTGGTGTGTATCTTTAGTCGATACGGTGATGAGGCCAAGTTGTTTAAACCAACCGGGCAGATGTGGGGTACAGACGACTCCACCGGAGCACATTTGAATGGTAGACGAGGGCAGGCTGATAATAGTAATGGGGTTGGCCACTACGCAGTGTGTGTATTTGTTGATGGGTGCACCACCTCCTCCGGTGGGGCGCTCGCTAACGCCACACCACTATTAAATATGGAGTGGATAGGCCATTACGAAGCCCAGCCCAGCGGATTCAATGTCTTCGCTACGAACACCACGCTTTTTGGTGGGTTTTTCGAAGCGGAGCGGTGTAAGTCAGCGCCACATCAGCCATTGTTGATGGCAGCGGCAGATAATATTTCAGCGGATATTCCGACAGTGAGGTGCATCGATGCAGCTGGAGTTGAGGAAGCTGATTTCTTGACAACAGTATCAGAAGCTTTCAAATCTTCTGTTAAGATCGCTACAAGTATCGCTGGTGCCGTTGATGTTATTGGTCCAATGCTGTCGGCATTGGTGTTGTAGTTGTTTAAGTATTGTTATGATTATGTTCTGGGACGAGGGCTGTCCCTCGCACACACGTCAACGAGCTCGTTGTAGGACCCAAAAATATTAGCATAGGGCGTTGTTTGGTTGCATATTTCTTCTCGTTGAAATCCTCAGAAAAAGATAAAAGATAAAAATAATCC